AGCCTCCGCGCGCTTGAGCGCCTCCAATATCTGGCTATCTGTGAATCTCGACTTCTTCATCTGCAGAACTCCCTCTTAACGAGAAAATTCTACTTCTCCCAGCGGTGGATTTCAGGGGGTATTACCCGCCTTGATGCGCTTGCTTTTCTCGGCCATATGCCCCTCAAATGAAAAAGGCCCGCACTCGGCGGGCCATACACACGTCGAAATCCGTCAAAACTGCACGGAGATTTCGAGACTTACCCGGAAATCTCCGGTATCGCTCGAATAGTCGTCAGGAAGCTCATCAATGCCACCGACAGAGAACTGCCCGCTCGTCGATGCGCGATCGATCACCTGGTCAGCAAGCGCATCTGCATCGGTATACGTTTTCGCGTACACGTCGATCTGAAACGCGCCAGCCTTACCGCCCGTCGCCCCGCCGATTGCCATATCGCGCGCTCCGCTTACACGAGACACCACGTAGTAGGGTGACGTCGCCTTAGCAGGTGCGACGGCGACGTAGCCCTTGGCAGCGCCAATCACACCAATTGCGTCTCGAATAACCAGCGTGCTCAAAACCGACCTCCGATCACCGTATCGATCGCACGCGCGATCTCCGTTCGAATTGCACCTTCGGCCTGGGCAATCGTTGCGTCGAACGCCGGGCGCATGAACGGCTCGGCCTTTATGTACTGCGTACCGAGCTCGACGAATCGCCAGTAAAACGCATTGGTCGGCGAGTTTTCCTTACCCTTCGATCGAACACGAACACCAGCAGTCGCCCCGCCTGGCGAGTCCTTTTGCCTCAACGACGCCGACACAATGTTCCGCTTGAGCTTCCCTGTCTTCTTCGGCGCTCGTGCACGGGCCTCATCCCGAATGACCTTCGCTCCCGCCAACGTCGCGCGCCGAAGCGCCTTCGCCGACTGTGACTTAGCAAGCTTCGCGAAATCGGCCTGCAGATCAGCCAGCCCGAGAATCTGGACGCTAGACATACTTTTCTCCCACCTTTACCGACAGGTCGAGATACCCACGCGTCCGCGCAGGCAGCACCGCCGTGATGTCGTACAGCCGGCCGTCGTATCGCACACGCATTTGCTCGTCGAGCCCTGCCCGATATCGAATACGCATGCTGGCGACAGTGGAACCTCGAACTGCCCCTGAGACGACGTGTTCCTTTCCGTTCACGAACAACACATCGGCCCAAGGTCGCGAATGCACGACCCACGCATCCGGTAGCGGTTCGCCGTTCTCGTTTTCTTCCCCGCTCGGCCGCTCGATGACGATTCGCTCTTTCAGTTTCCCAGCTTTCATCAAAACCTCGGAGGAACGGTGATCGAGTCAAGCAGGAGGTCGGCATAGCCGTCCGGCATCTGTGCGATTGCCTGGCCTTCGGAGAAAAGCTCCCGATGGTCGTAGGCCCACGCAGCCGCAAGCAGCATCCATGACCGCACCGACGGGTGCTTGTCGATGTCGATCCCTGCCTGATACGTGATCGTCACTGCTCGCGCGTTAGGCCAGTGAGTGGCGCCAAGCAGCGCGCACAACGTTTCACGCCCTAGCTGAACAAGCTCATACCCTTTCGGGTCAAGTGTCGACGCCGCGCCCGTGCCATCGCGTATCTCGATGCTGTCGACGCGCAGCGCTTGCCCGATCGAGAGCGGAAAATCACCCACCGGGAAACCCGCCAGCCGCTCGAAGTAGCGCGCCTTTCGAATCGCGGCCCCTGACTTCCGCTCGGCCGCCTGACGCGCACCGGGAATCACCATGCGCTCGATGAACTCCCGTTCCCCGTCGTCATCGATTCGGCACTGAACGGCAACATCGTCGAACGTAAGCGGCTCTGCGTCGTCCAGGTATTCGACGAGAACAGCAGCCATCTCGGATTACCCCTTCGCCGCGGCGGGCTTGAGCGTTTCGGCCTTCGCCGGTGCCTTCGTTTCCTTCGGCTCCTGTTCGGACATCACCGCAATTTCCGCATCGACGAGCCGGTCTGCATGCTCGTCCACGAACCCTGCAACGTCGCCCGGCGTGTACTGGGCGTAATGCCGCTTGAACTTGACCACCTTCATGTTTTTCTCCGAATGGCGGCTCGACCACGACGGATCGAGCCGCACGGTTGCGACTTCGCTTACACGCCCCAGGTCACGCCGGCAAGCACGGAAATCGACTCGACGTGACGCGGGCCGAAGTCGTTCTTCGCGATCACGCGGATCAGCGTCTGATCGCGCTGGAATGCACTAACCACTTCGCCGGCAGCGTCCTTGTAGGTCGCTTCCTTGCTGTAGTCGATCTCGAGCGTTTCCGCTTCGCCGATGAACACGTCGCCGAAGTCGGTGAAGTAGATCTCCGACTCCTTGCCGGCGTCACCGAGATTGATCGGCACCTGCGTCGTCTTGCCGACCGGGTAGCCCTTGAGCATGCCGTTGGCAAGCTCCGGATAGACCTTGTTGCCGTTCCCGTCGCGCAAGCCTTCGAGAAAGCGGAACGTACGCGGCGCCATGATCCAGCCGGGTTGCGTCAGATTCGCATCGGCGTTTTCGAGCGCGAGAATGGCCTTGCCGAGATCCGTTTCGATCTTCTGCAACGTCGAACCGTCGCTTGCCTTCAGGACGTTGCTTTCGAGCGCCCAGAAGCGCAGGCCCTTCGGCGTGTTCGCCGTACCGTCGTCGCGGATGAACGCCTTGTCCTCACGCGCGCCGATCGCGGCAGTGAGGTCGCCGACCACGATTTGATCGACGTTCGGATTCACGCCCGCGTACTTGATCAGATCGTTCGCGATCGGCACCAGCGCAGCGAGCTTCTTCGCCGTCAGCTGCAGATCGTCGAACTGCTGTTGCGTTGCCGGGATGTCACTATCGGCGCCGATATATCCCACGATTGCGCCGCCCTTCAGGCGCGGGATGGTGATGTTCCCGTTCGTGAGCGGCAGCGTGCGCGCGCCGAGCTTCCGAACAACCGACTTCGGGCGCAGCAGTTCGATCACTTCGCTCGACAGGTTTTCCGGCACGAGCACCCCGCCTGCGCTCGACGAGAGCGTATTGAGCGACATCGCGACTTCCTCGCCGAAACCACGCTCGATCGCGATTTTCGAAGCGAGCTGTGCGTCGCCTCGCGCCGCCGCGAGAGCGCGAACCATACGCGCCATCTTGGCGCCCTTCACTTCCGGGGCCTTCGGCTGTGCCGGCACGGACGCCGCGCCCGGCGCAGCAACTGCGGCCGGCGTCGGATCGACCGGCACTGCTGCTGCGGCGGCCATGCGCTCTGCGGCTTCTGCGCGTTCGATTTGCGCGGTCAGGTCGTTGAATTTCGAACTGAGCTGGTCGAATTCGGTCTGTTGCTCGACCGACAATGCGGTGCCGCCCACCTCGATCTGGGCCAGCGCCTGAACACGCTGATTGATGGCAGCACGTTCGCGGCGGAGTTCATTGATGTTCACTTACCCTTCTCCTAAAAAAAATGCCACCCGAAGGTGGCAGTGCTCAACTGAGACGCGAACGCGCTCGGATGTTGATCGTGAAAGCAGATTTTCTGCGGCTGGTTACATCACGGATTGCATATTCATTGCCGCCGCGCGGGCCGATACACTGCGTCGGGCGCTCCCGCCCTGACGCTCGGCTCTCGATGCGCGCACTTCAGCAGCGATCCGGTTGATCGCTGCTTGCGGCGTCTCGATGCTGTCCGCAAGCCCAGCGTCGACACCTTGTTGGCCGAAGAAGATGCCCGCCTGCGTGTCCTTCACCGCCTGAGTGCTCATGCCACGGAAGTTCGCGATCGCGTCGACAAACTGCTTGTAGCTGTTCTGCACCATGCTGGTAAGGAACGATAGCGACTGGTCGCTCAGCGGCTCATGCGGCGTCAGGTCGTTCTTGTGATTGCCGGCGAACACCGACGTCACCTTCACGCCCTGCTGTTCGTCACGCTTCGACACGTCCAGGTGGTTCGCGATCACCCCGATCGAGCCCACGCCCGACGTGCGGCTGACGATCACGTTCGACGCCGCAGCGGCGATGAGATAGCCCCCCGAAAACGCCGAGAAATTGACAATCGCCGTGATCGGCTTGACCAGCGATGCGGCGCGGATGTCGTCAGCCAGCTCGAACGCACCGGTCGCGCTACCACCGTTGGTGTCGATATCCAGGACGATATGTTCGACGGCCGGATCCGCAACCGCCTGATTCACGGATGAACGCAGACCCTCGTAGCTGGTCATCGGCTCGCACGGGTTCATGTGCGCCGAACGCGACACCAGGATCCCCGAGACGGGAATGATATCCATTCCGGTATCAGCAACGAGTGCCCTCCGGCGCTCCGACGCGACGGCCATTTGGCTGCTGCTGTCGTAGTCGTCGTCCTCCATGATTTTCGGCTGCGTGCCGTTCACGGTCAGGTTGACGATGTTGAGGTTGAGCGCCTGGTTCGCCCACTGAACCGCGAGCGACATCATCGGGTCCGTGACGAGCTGCGGCTGATTGAAAATCAGACTTGCGAGTCTGAGGTGCGGCTTCAAGATAGGATCCTCCCAATTTCTTCGATCTGCGCTTTCGTCGGCTCAGTCTTCCCGGCGGGGAATTGCTGCGGCTTCGACGCGTCGACCATGTTCATCGGACTCAGGTAGATGTCGCCGCCCTTGACCGGCGGCATGTTTTCGAGGCGCCGAATATCGTTGATCGACAGCCACCCCCACTGACGCCCGACCGCATACGCGGCGTAGCGCGATGCCTGATCGCCTCGCAGCAGCCCCGACAGGTTGTATTCGATGAAGTACTGTTTTCGTTCAGACGGCAGCAACAGATCGCGCGTCTTCGCCTGCTCGTGCCGCTTTACCCACGGCAACAACGTATAGATGACGAACTGAAGCGACTGGTGCTCGATGTTGCTGAACGTCGCCCGCTCCAGCTCGTTCACCATATGAGCCGGAATCTTGTAGATCCGCGCGATGTCGAGCGACGAAAGACGCAGCGCATCAATCAGCGCTGCATCAACGTTCGTCATCGACAACGGCCTGAAGGTCATGCCTTCTTGCAACAGCGCGACCTTCTTCGCGTTGCCTGATCCACCGAATTTCGCGTTCCAGCCGTCCGTGATTCGATCCACGCTGGCTTGATCCTTGAGCGCAGGCGCATCTGTTGGCCGCTCGATTACACCCGACAGCGCCGTGCCGTTCATGAACGACTTGCCGGCGTACTGCTGGATCGCCTGTGCGTGCCCGATTGCGTTCGCGTGCAGCATGATGGGCGACTGGCCGGTATAGCCATTGATCGACATCCAGCGAACGTGATGCACCAACCGCTGCGGCATCGGGTCGCCGCCGTAGACCCGATAGACGGGCATGAGGTCCGAGCCCTTCATGACCGTCATGGCCTCGTTATCGAGCGGATATAGGCCCCGTATGACCCCGTCCTGATCACGATCGATAAAGCTGTAGCTGTTACCGCGAAGGCCGGCAGCAACCTGCGACTGCTCCTGGTACTCAAACGGCGTCTGCCACGGGTTCGGCTCGTATTTCAGAATCGAATACAGCGGGTGGTCAGTCGCCTGCTTCCTGTCGTCTCCAGAGCGCTCGTACAGCTCGATCGGCAGTTGTGCGATGCTCTCCGACAGCAGCGTGACGCAGTTTTGCAGGACCGTCAGCGAAAGCGCGCTCGCGGGAGTCACGACCTGGCCCGACTCGGATCGCGCACTTCCCAATAGCGCAGACACCCAACCTCCGGAACCCATTTGGGTTTGGCCGAGATTGGACAGCAATTGCCTACTGAAAAACATCGGGCTACTCCTTCGGTGGGCCGACTCGCTGTGCGCGAGCCGCCGCCATATCCGCCAAGAGCGCCCACAACAGAAGCAGGACACCCGCGACAATCAGCCCGATCGGCAGGCTGATCAGCACCACACCCGTAACCAGCAGCGCAAACCCGAGCAGGCCGGCCACCCAGGCCGCAATAGCAATTGAATTCAAACCCCCACTCCTTGATCGTAGATCGACTCTGAATCGACGCGATCGGCAAGCATTGCGCGCCCCATCGCCATGATGAGCGCCACGGCGCCATCGATTTTGTTGTCGTTGCCCTGCTTGATCGGACGCACCACGTCGTCATTTCCCGGCAGGTTCTTTCCGATGACGTTGCTGACACACCACGTCATGATCGGATTGCCGTCGTGATGGAATCGACCTGCAGTAATCGCCGCCTCAAGCTCCTTCATCGGGTCGGACATGTTCGTGTAGTTCTGCACGATCGTGACCGGCGTCAGCCCCTCATCTTCGAGCTGATGCGAGAGGTTCGTCGCGCCGTGCGGGTCCAGCGGCGTACACTGCACCGGGCACAACCGATTTGCGTCCTTCGCCTCCTCGAGAATGTCGCGATAGTCGATCTCCGCGCCATCCGTTTCGAGCAAATAGCCCTGATTGACCCAGGCTTGATACCGCTCAGCCATCCGACGGTTGTCGGTATTACGCACTGTGTCCTCCGGCACCCAGAATCGCGGTGCAACGCAGAAGTAGTGCCGCCGTCCGTCGATGTCGCGCCAAAGAAGTCGAGCCATGCTATTCAAGTCTAGCTTGCGCGCCATATCGAACGCGAGCACGCTGTCTTGCCCCTCGAACTGTTCAAGCGTCAGCGAACGGTCTTCACACGATTTCCAGTCTTCGAGGTTGAAATAGCCCGCCTTCGCTGACGTCCAGACGTTCAGATGCTTCGTCTTGAACGTGTTTGTGAAGCGTGCGGACTTGATGGCACGCTGCTGCTGGCTCTCCAGATACTCCTGATAGACCGAAATTCCGATATTCGGATTGGCTTTTGCCAACACTCGCGGATCCGTCCAATCGTCCCCTTCGTCGATCGTCCAAATCCAGCCGAAAAGCTCGTCGTCGGGAACCGTCCCTTCGAGCATTTCGATCACCTGCCGGCGTTTGTCGAAGCACGGCCCTTCGATGTTCGCACCTGCCGTCGTGATAATGAACATGAGCGGTTGACGACGCGCGCCCATGCCGGTCAGCATGGTTTCGTACAGTGCGGCGCTATCGTGCTCGTGATACTCGTCCACGATTGCGCACGAGGGCGACGCGCCATCGCCTGGGTTGCCGATGATCGGCTCGAATCGACTCCCGTCGGCCGGCTTGTTCATGTTCGAGGCATTGACCTCGATTCCTGCCGACTCGATGAGCATCGGCGAGCGCTTGACCATCAACTGCGCTGGCCGAAAAACTTCCCACGCCTGCTTTTCAGACGTCGCACCGGAATAAACCTCCGCGCCAAACTCGTCATCAAGCACGAACATCCCGATACCGACGCCTGCCGCAATCACCGATTTGCCGTTCTTTCTCGGCACCTCCCAGTAGCTCTCGCGAAATCGGCGCTTGCCGGTGCGCTTGTTGACCCATCCGAAGGTCGCCATCAGGCCGAACTTCTGCCAGGGCTCAAGCGTGACCAGTTGCCCCTTGAACGCCCACTCTCCTTTTGTGTGCGGCAGCAGTTCAATGAGCTCAAGCTTTCGCTCAGCAGCCTCCGGATCGAACTTCCAGCGGAAATCCTTCTTTCGGCTCGCCGCAAGGTCGTCAAGGTGGCGCTTGCAAGCAAGTTGCACATACCGACAAGCGAAGCGCTTGCCGCGAACGACTTCTCGCGCGAACTTGAGCCCCTGCTCTACGCGCGGGAAATTCGTCGCCATGTCTTCCAATCATTTGCCGAGCAGCTTCGCGAAAGGGTTGTCGGGCGTTTTCGGCTTCGCGCCGACCAGTCGCTGCCGGCTAGCCGGGTCGAGCCCGAGCATTGCGCCGAAGCTCGCCATTTGTGCAGCTGCTTCCTTCACTACGGTCGCGGCTGGATTCTTCATCGGACTGCCTTGCGAGCTGTCGACGACAGGACCGTTGCGTGTCAATTCGTCCTGCGCGGTGCGCCAGTTGCCATACGCGGCACAGAAGATTTCGACAATGTGCAGGTCGGTCACTTGCAAGATTTTTTGCCCGCAAAGCAGCGGAACAACGCGCTCCCACATGTCACGCGCCTCGCCGTCAATCCACTCCGGCGGCTCAATGTTCGTGACCAAGCCGAAATCCGGCTCGTCCTTATTCAGCGCGCGTTTGCCGGGATTTCCCGCGGCCACTTTCCGTGCGGTCGGCTTGGGTTTTCTGCCCCGACCCGGCACTGACGCGATACCTCCCACTGGCCAACTCCTGAATTTTTAATTTCGCGGGCGTAAAAATTCGACGAAGCGGGCGGTCCCAGAAGCGACGCTTCTCAGACTTTTTTACCCCCCCTCCCCGCCCGGCGCATCCGCCGGGCGGGCAACGACCGGCGCGGCCGCTCCTACGTCACCGCAACCGCTCGCGCGCAGTCTTCGCCGCATGGCAGTCACGACAGATTGCTTGCAGATTCTCGTCGCGATCGGTTCCGCCTCGCGCCTTCGCGATGACGTGGTCAACGGCAGTAGCGGCTGTCACGCGCCCTGTTTGCAAACAGGGCTGACAGAGACCGCTATCGCGCCTCAGAACGCGTTGCCGGATCTTTTCCCAAGCGCTTCCGTAGCCCCTAGCATGCCGATTGCCGCGCACCGCGTCGGGCTTCCACTTCACCGCCTCGTCGGCGTGCTGCTCGCAGTACGATTTGCCATCCGCGACGAGTGCGCCGCATCCTCGGTGCTTGCAAGGTTTCAACGGACGTTTTGCCATTCTCTTGTTGTGTATTCGTGTGTAGTGTGTATAATTACACACATGAACAGCGCCGAACTCATCAAGCGAATCAAGGCCGACGGCTGGTACCGCGTACACACCGTCGGGTCGCACCACCAGTTCAAACACCCGACGAAGCCGGGCAAGGTAACGGTGCCTCACCCGAAGAAAGACCTGCTGATCGCTACGGTGCGCAGCATCCTGAAGCAAGCCGGCCTGAAATGACCGGCAGTTTTTGAGGAGAGACAAATGCTCTATCCACTCTATGTCCACGTCGGCGACGCTAAGCATGCTCACGGCGTTACGTTTCCCGACTTTCCCGGCTGCTTTGCCGCTGCCGATACCTGGGAAGATCTTCCCGCAGCAGTACAGGAAGCGGTCGAAGCGCACTTCTTCGATGAAGAAGGCGCGGTGCCGTCGCCGTCTGCATTGGAGAAACTCGCCAGCAATCCCGAATACGAAGGCGGCGTCTGGATGCTCTTTGATATTGATCTTTCGAAGATCAATTCGAAGGCTGTCCGCTTCAATGTCAGCATGCCGGAACGCCTCTTGCAACAGATCGATGCAGCAGCGGGTGCTCGTAAGCTGTCGCGATCTGCATTCCTCGCACTTGCAGCCGAACACGAAATGTCAGCGAGTGCATAGATCTGAGCATGTCGACCTTCAGAAAATCCAGCTTGGACCAATCGACTGCCGAAGCAAAGCGCGAAATGGGCGAGTCTTTTTGGCACGACGCGCGCGATTTCGCGACACGATTTGACGTCCTCTGGGAGAGTCCGCTCATTTCCAGAAGATCTGCGCGGTTGAAATGCCTCGTTGACCTACTTATGGGATGCGAGTGCGTGCTCAAAGCACATATCTTTCTTGCCGACGATGATCGCCAGCCGTCCGACCTGTTTCAAAAAGTCCGTACGGCTGGGCACGATGTTACGGAACTCGTAGCCTTGACTACCGCATCAAACCACCGCTCCGACTATGAAATCCTTATCGAACGAATCGGCGGGTTGCCTGTGGCGCTCCGATACTCCCTGGATGCTGAACGACAGTACGAAGGCTGGCAGCCCGATCGCACTGACAAAACGGTGAAGCTCCAACGCCTACTCCGAAACTCGCAAGCCGTGAAAGATGTTCGGAACGCGTTGGAGCGCTTGATTGTCGCGACGCGCGCGCAAGTTACCGGATACGTGGATATCGACTTTCACTCGATTGTCGAAAGCGGTCGGAAAATAGATGAGGCTATGACGAGACCGAAGCGACGAAACGTTGCCGCAAAAAGCAAAAAGCCCGCTTGAGCGGGCTTTTTGCTTTGGACGCACGAATCACGTGTATCGAATGAGGATGATTATTGTGGGTCAAACCCACATTGTCAAGCGATCTCGCGATTTTTTAGTAGTCCTGCATCAGAAAGCTTCCGCTCGATAGCGGCCCATGCGGCATCGATCACGCCGACCGCCTTCGTTTTGTTATCGCCTTCCAGCCACTTCCGTACGGCGGCGTTCTGCTTGCTGACCGTATTCACGTGCGCATCGCAGCCCTCGGCCACATCCGTCAGACTACATTTCGTCCCGAACACGCGCTCGATGATCGCGCGTCGTACGCGGTAGTGACTGAAGCCTGAGCAATAGGCCGCCGACGCATCAGTGAGCCAGCCAATAGCCGCCTGCCATTCAAGATTCGGCACCCGGCCCGAGCAACAGGCGGAGCCGCACGAACACGGCATGTCGCGCGGAGCAGCGCGCGCGACAATAACCGACAGGTGCAGTTCGGGAAGCTCCCACACCATACGGCGGATCTGCCCGGCCTGCCCCGCGCCATCCACACCGACGAGCCCCATACCGCTCCCGGACGATTCGCCACGCAGGCGCTTTGCCATCATCGTCTCGCCGTACTGCTGTGTCGAGTACGCCAGTGCGAACCGCACCGCATCAAATGCCGACTTGAATTCGATTTCGCTCATTGTGTCGCCGCCTGAATTGTTTGCTGATGAATGCTTGTCGCGCCGTCACATGACGACCGTGAAGTTGATTCCGTGGTGCGTGAGCCAGTCGCCTATCGCATGGCGCATCGTCCGGTTGCGCGGCCATGGGAACGCGACCTGCATGCCATGCTCCGTCTCGGCGATCTCCCCTGAGAACGGGCATTCGTCAAACGCGATGAGATCCGCCCCGGTGATACCGTCGAAGTGTCTAATCGCTGATACAAGCAGACGCTCGGGCACGTCGCTGTACAAGATGCATGCGGAGGCACTCATACCTCTCCCGCGCTCGATGACTCGCCGTGATCGATCGTCACCTCCACGGTTGCCGAATTCTCCGATCCGCAGCTACCCATCCGACTCGACAAATGAACCCGGACCTGCACGTTGTCCGACGTTCGGTCGATGCCGGCGAGCCCACACACTTTTTCAGCAAGGATTCTTTCGATCTCCCCATCGCGTAGCACCGCCCGATGTGTCGTCGTATTCGTACGGATGGCCTTGATCGCGATTTCGCTCATACCTCTTCCCTCACATCGATTACCCGCGCACCACTCTCGAGAAACTGCCCCAGCTCACGCGACTTCCGATTGCGGTACACGTATGCCTTTGTTCGAAAGATTCCCTCTACCGCGTCGACCCACCTCGGATCGATCTTCGGGATACGAGCCCGATGCATTTCGGGAACGAACGCGTCCACTTCGACGGCCGTGATCAGTTGCCGCTTGACTGTAGCGATACGCGCGATGCGGAAAACCGTCGCATCGATCTCGCGCGTACGCTCATAGAAGACGGTGCCACCGCCACCGCGCTTTCTCGACGCGCTATACACCCCGTCCGGGATCTCAACCCACAATCTCACTGGCAATTTGCTTCTCCCAACTTTCGGGCGCGCACGGGCGCCCATTCCTCGTATGCGCGATCCCACACATCGAACTTGACCTGCTTCGGCGTCCCGACGCGGTTCTGGTCGATCCACGCATGGCACAGATCGCAGCCCGGAACCGTGAATTCGTTTTTCGCCTTCATCGCACCAGCTTTCCCATGACGAGCCTGGTTGGAGTGGCACGGCACCACCGTGTCATCGAGCGGATTGAGCCGGCAAACACCTGGCACACGCAGATAGCACGGCTCACGACGGCAAGCAGCCAGATACTTCGCCCCCTCTGCAACGGTCGGCCGCTTCGGGCAGCTTCTCATCGCGGTCCTTCGTGGCGCCCGCTCGGGCAGCGGTGAGCTTTTACGAGACCATGAACCTCGCGCCATCGGTTTCGTGCGCGGCTTGAATCCGGATCGCTTCATGCTGCTGCTCGTCCGGCGTCCACCATCGCTCGAATTGCCTTCCCGGCCCACGCAGCTGATTCGGCAAGTCGCTTCTCTCTCTCGATCTGAGCCGCGATCCGCTCTTGAATCTGCTTCGAACGCTTCGAGATACCTCCCTCGTTGAACCCCTCGAAGGGCTTGCCGGTGTATTTGAGCGGCAAAGCCGTGTGAAACACGCCGGGCGGAACACCCTCCGCTTCAATTCGGGAGAGATAGCCGTCCGAAATCAGCTTTCGGACCATTCCGCGCATACCGCCCCCTTGGTTGAGACCCAAGACCCGCGCGACTTCAGCGGCATGGATTCCCTGATTTGCCTTCACGCACTCGATGATCTTTTTCGAGACCGGCCCCACCTTCCCATCAGCCATCAGAATTCCTCCGTTTGCCAGCCGCCACCGGTCTTTGCGCGGCCGGCTGTCACTGCAATGAACCGCATCGGATATTGGTCCGCCGCTACCTTGACCTTCACCCGCGCGTCGTCTTGCCAGTGCCCCTTGACTTCGTGCGCTTCGAGCTGGCCGTTCGCCAGCATCACGGCGAAGTCCGGCGTGTAGAACGTGTTGTCGGCCAACCGGAACTTGATGCCCTCGAATCGATACCAGGAGATCTCCCCTGCCTTCTTCCGCTCTTCGAGGTGATCCGCGTATCGCCGCTCGGTCTTGTTCATCTGGCCGGTCTTCAGGCGCCCGAGGGCCTGCATGCGTGCCTTAGCGTCGGGCTGGCGGTATGCCGGCGTCAGCACTGGCGGCGCATCGATCCCGTCACTGATGTCGTGGAAGCCGGCGTCGACGTGCGGCCTGTTGTCGGTCGCGTCGAAAACTGCTTTCTGGGCAGCCGTCATCTTTGGCCGTGCGTCTTCGCGCACTCGCGCCGTACCGACAGTCTTCGTGCCGGTGTCGACTCGCATCGGCCAGGTTGATCGTTTCGTCATGCCTTCCTGTCGCTATCCACGTAATTCCTCAACTCACGGCGTGCCGTCTCGGCTGCCGTATCCCCAAAGCGCTCGCGCACCGACGTGATGAGCACGTGCGCCTTGCCGTTTCTTCCCGAGCGTGCGTCACGAACAGCAGCCATGAACCGCTCGCGGCACTCACCTGGCGTCATGCCGCGCCAAGCATCGGTAGGGGCCGGTTTGCCGCCAGCTCGGGCGACATGCGCACGAAACCTAGCATCGGCTTATCCTGGCCCGCGAGCATCACGCGGTGAGCCGCATGAGCATCGCCAATCAGCACAGGCGGTTGGCTCTTGTGACCGGTACGGTTGTTCTGTGCCTCGGCCATGCCGATCAGCACCGGCAAGTACTCAGGCGTTTCGCTGCGCATCTTGTAGCCGCGGTATCGATTGACGAATTCGTTTCGCACGAACGGCCACTCTTCTTCACCTTTGCCACCGACAAGAACCCAGCCGCCCATTTCAACGATCACCCGATGGATCAGCGCATCGTCGAAAGCAACGCTGTTGTACGTGCCGCACGATCGAACAGCGCGATCCACCTTGGCCCATGCGACCAGCGCGGAATCTTGCGTCGAGCCTTGCAGCATCTTCACGATGTCAGCCGGCTTCGGAAGAAACTGCCCGCTGTCCGGATTCACGCAGTGGCGGTTCATCGCGTCATGCACTGCAGCCAGATCGAACGGCTGCATCGCGGCCCACCACACGCTCAGAGCGAAATCGGATGCCTCTCGGCCGTAGAACGCGTACACACCCGAGATCAGTTCAGCAAACGCGCCGCGATTCGAATCAATCATTCCGCACCTCCTGACGCCCACCGACGGGCAACCTCGCTGTTCTTCGCCTCAAGCGCCCCTTGCTTTCCACCGCCGCTCGGCGCTCCCGACAGCGGCTTCTCGGTGCGAACCCAGTTCCGCCAGGTTGCGGCCCAGTCGGTCTTTCGCCCCTTTTGGCCCGGCTGTGCTCGCCAGTGATCCGCGAACTTCTCGGCGACCTTGCGAACGTGATCGACAGTCCACGTCGGTTGCTCGGACAGCGCCCATTCGCCCAATGCCTTGGTCAAAACCCAGTCGTCGGGTAAGCGCGTTCCGCGCGCACCAACACTGTTCCCACTGTTCTCTACTGTTCCTACTGTTCTGTGTCCCAAATTTGGGACTGTTTCAGGCGGTTTTTGGGACTGTTTCCCGTCGAAATTGGGACTGTTTCCGGTGGAATTTGGGACTGTTCCGTTTTCGGAACTGTTCCGGTTTTGGAACTGTTCCGAATTCGGGCCTGTTAACAACTCTCGCGGCCCGATCTTCACCTCCACACCGCGAGCCACGTTGATCACGTAGACGACGACTTGACGCGTTCGCCCAGCGCGCTCGCCCGTGTCGGTGATCCAGCCACCTTCCTTCAGGCGGTCGAGGTTCGCCATGACCGTCTTTCGGTCCTGTTCGGTCCATGCGACCAGCGTCTCAACACTCGGATACGAAACGAAGTTCTCGTTCGCGTAATCGGCCAGCGCCATCAAGACCGACTTCGCCGGCCCCTTGCCGACCTTCTGATGGCGCGCCCACGTAATCGCGTCTAAGCTCATGCAGCCTCGTCGAGAGACATCTGACGGGAATCAGCAGCCTCGATCGGCTCACCATCAGCCTGGTTGAGGACCCAGCGCAACGCCTCTGCGCGCTCGCCAGTGGCTCTCGCCAGCTCGGCCATGATCTGCTTGCGGGTACGCATCCGCGGGGCCGCATCGCCTGTCAAGGCGGCCTTCTGTGCGCGTGAGCGTTCGTGCCCTTCCTTGCCATCGGCGGCAGCGATGACCGCCTTCACCTTCTCGCGCTGCTGTTCGGGCGTGAGCTTCGCGAGCTTCAGCGCGTTCGACACCGTGATCTGATCCGCTTCGAGCGCATCACGCACGGCAGCCGTGCAATCGAGCAACTTCAACTGCTGGCGGACCGTCAGCACCTCGACACCGAACATCGTCGCGACGGTGTCTTCCGTATGGCCGACGCCGAGCATGCGCGCCATCTTCTCGGCGCGGTTGATCGGCGAATCCTCTTTGCGGATTTCGTTCGTGCTGACCATCACCGCCGAGAACGACTTCCCGCCGTCGTTGATAGCCTTCTGCGGGATGGCCGGAATCGTGATCGGTGGCTCGCCGGCGGCGATCAACTGCCGATTGAGCTCGCGGGCATTGATCACCCGCGTGCGGCCGTCAATGACTAGGTTCTTGCCGGTCTCCGGATCCTTGTAGAACAGCACCGGCTTGCGCACGCCGATCGCGCGGTAGTTCAACACCGTCTTCGGGTTCGGCTCTTGATGAACGCGCCGGTCGTACAGCGGGTGCGACGGGTCCATGACCAGTTCGAGGTCGTTCGGATCCATCGCGAGCGCAGTTACCTTGCTCTGCGCGCCATATGCTTCAACGGAGCTTTTTGCCACGTTTCCTCCAGAAGAGAAATTCAGGCCGCCAGCGCATCGGGCGGCGGATTGCGATCCGCAAAATCGGGATCGCCGGGTGATCGGGTCGAGCCGTCGGCGCGGTGCCAGCAGTACAGAGAACCGCGCCGATGCCAGAACCAGTAACCGGCACACGCGCACGCCATCAGGCGCGTGTTGCGCTTCTGCATCCAGGCATCAATTCGGAAATCGCGCCGGCCGCAGACGTTGCATTGCGGCTGCCGTACGTACTCGTCGGGACGCTTCTTCAGTACCCGACGCGTCTCGCAGTGCCGGCAGCGGCAATGAAAGCGGGCCATTTCAGTGGCCGCACGGCACGGAGCCGTCGAGGGATTCGGACGCCCCGCACGACAGGCACTTGCGCGGATACGTCGGGTGTTGGTTGGCGTCGCGGACGATGCGCTTCACCTCTTCGGGAATAGCCTGCTTCCGCTGATGCGCATCGACCGGTTGGCGGATCTGATTGGTTTCCATAAATTCAAATTTTTTAGGATTGCTAAACCAAGACAGAAGCGCTCTCCGTCGAAAACGCTTTTGCCTAGGCCCGTCTCTTACATCACCACCGGCCGCCGCACTCCCCGAACCCTTCCCGAGCGCAGTGGCAGTTCACCCCCACCTTGCTCATCGTCGACAGCCCATCCAGGTACTCGCGCGAGACGACGCGCAGCTCAAGCGCATTCAGCCCTGCATCGATCTTATTGATCGGAACGCCGAGGTTCCCCGAAAGGAAACGGCTCACCTGCGAATCGTCCCAGCCGAGCGCATCAGCGATCGGCCCGCGGCTGCGCGGATCGCTCAGTGCCTCCCGGAATGCCCGCTCAATGCTGGGTCTCCGGATGACCTCAATCGTGTTCATAGCAACTCAACTCCGTTCAAAACTGATTGAATGACCTTGAAGGTCGAATTTTCTAAACTTCAAGCATCGAATCTCGATGCAGATCGGACTAAGGAGAGGGTTCCGGCCCTATCTGTAGAATTGGCAGCTCTCACACAACCATTCCGATACGGGGAACCCTCATGAACCTGAGACTGAAAAGCTTTCACCTGTTTCCGAACACGATCCGAGTCACGCTCACGTTTGCCAGCGACACTGAAGCTTCGATTCCGGTAGAAATTAAACATGCGAACATTCACAGCGCGACCGTCGCGGAAATCGAGCAACTCGCAATCGTCGAGGCAAAAAAGCTCATTGGCGATTGATGGCCTGGATCCACTGCTGATCAAGGCGGGCACGTAAGGCCATATCGCTGTCCACGCGCATCATGGCCTCGCGCTCAACCCGCTCGACCATTCGGCGCTCGACATCTTCGAGCGCCGGCCGGATCAGCCAAAGGACCAAACGTGCGTACAGGCGCTTCATGCGATCTCCTTTTGTTGAACAAGCTCGTTCCACCAAGCCTGTATCGCCACGAACGTGCTGCTCTTGCAATCGGATTTCCCGCGCAAGATCCGATTGACCGTGGGTTGGGAAATCTTCAGGCGACGCGCAATCTCGACTTCGCTGAGACCGCGTTGTGCCTTGATGTCGCTCAGGAGCGAGGTGGCAGTAGTTGGCATGTCCATGCGGGCATTCTATACGCGAATGACTACTTGTCAATGCGCGATCGAGTGATTTGTTGATATGGTCTATTCATTGACGCATAGTCTCGCCATGAAAAAAGTCGGCGACCGATTGAAAGAGCTGCTGCATGCCCATCCCAACTACGGGGAGCGAGGGCAGAGCAAGCTTTCACGCGACACTGGCGTGCCGCAGCCGACGATCAGCCGCATCCTGCGCGGCGGGTCAGTGCCAGAAATGGAAACCCTGGCTGCGTTGGCGATTCCCTTCGGGGTCACATGCGAGTGGCTTCTTACCGAGCGCGGTCCGAAGTTTGTGGCAGAGTTGTATGCTCCGCAGCCACACGATCGGACCGCTGAGCCGCCCCGCCCGCTTCCGCCGCACGTACAGAAATTGATTTCTGAGATTAAACGAGCCAGCGAGGTCGGCGTCTCTGAAGAGGTGTTTGCGGCCGTCACGACATTGCTTAGATCGATACCGACGCAGGAAAACTCTGTTGACGACGGCGACCTTCCGCATCTACAGCCGTAATTTCGCCACCACTCCCAGCTTCAACGGCCCGGATCGGCTCTAGAGCCGAGTCGTACGCCAGCGCGCAGTTGCTGGCGGCAATCCTCTTTCTGTTTTTCGTCAGAGTGACACCTGGCTCTCCAAGCAGTGTGACAACCCATTCGGTCTCCGAATGAGCCGCCTTGATCAGCACGAGCCTGCCAATCAGGGCCGGATTCCATGCCGACACCACCCTCGCCAAATCCCCTGGTCTGCACCGCAACTCCAGCGCACGGGCAACATTCTCAGTCACACCCCAATCATTTCCTTTCAAGATGCACTCCCTCTAGGTTGAACGACAGGGGCCCCAACCGTGCCGAGGTGGCCCTGCTGTCCGCCAACTTCACACACCAACCCCGAGTTAGGAATCACACCCTGCAACCCCGCACGATCACATGGAGTTACCAATTTGGACGCCGAAAGCCCCTTGATTTCCCCGCACCGCAGCTCCCCCGCCTTTCTCTCTTGATCCACCCTCGCCCCCGCTTATCTACCCAGAACACTGTATGCATATACAGTAGTTTAGCTCCAGATCCTGAAAGCTTTCAACGGTATTGATGCGAACACCGGTGTACCACGTTGTACTATCAGCCGGCTCCGCTCGGCGATCCAGATATAATCCGATCTGACACCAACTGCTTCGGTCACGCGTCGGCGTGCCGGCCAGACTTACCACTACGCTCCCTCCCCGAATCCGAGGCTGGGCAAAAAATATAACTTGCGTGTTATAATGCCTAGCCTTATCGTAGAGCCTAATGCCGAAGCAGATCTCGACGAATTGTTTGAGCAAGACGAAGACGCTGCTGCGATCATCAACGTTTTGTTAGATGAAATCTATGGCAATGAAGATCTGATTGAGATCCTGTGCGAGAACAGGTCTGCAAGGTATGAGGATCCCGCGTTCAATGTCGAGCGCTTTATCGAGCTCTGGGACGACGGGTATACGGTCTTCCGCCTGAAGATCTGGGACTTCGACGGAGCGCTGCTGGACTATAGAGTGCTTACCGCCTACGACGGCCGTACCGATTGCAACCACGTGCTCGGCATTCTCCATAGAAAGTTCGCTTATGACACAAGCCACCCAAAAGTCAGAAGATGCATTTCTGACTTCGAGGCCATTGGGATTTATCGAGCCAAGTAGCCCAGCGTCCGCCGCGACGATCGTCCAATTCGTCGTGCAGACGTTTGAACTGCCCGCACATCGCGGAGCCGGTCGATCAATTCGAGATATAACGGCAAAGTACGAGGCCGATCCCAAGAAAAAGGCCGCCTTAGACAGAGCGCGTGCGAAGCTCGCGACACGAATCGAGGACGCTCAAGGTGGCCGTCGTTCGCTTGCGGCAATGCGTCTCAGCAAGGGACTGTCTCAAACCCAGCTCGGCCGGCTCATCGGCTTGCAACAGCCACAGATCGCGCGACTGGAAGCCGGTGGTATAGCAAGCGCTGGCGCCAAGACAATCAAGAAGCTGAGAGACGCCCTGGGCGTCACTGCAGACGAAATCCTCGACTCGGTTATCGAAAATGACTCAAACAGCTCCGCAACCGACGAACGTTGATCGGGCACTCTCAGTCGCCTATTGTGATGACGTACGGCAGGAACTACACAACAAGTTGTCGTTCATGGGCATGTACCAAGGGCAGCTTTTGTTCCCTTCGCTGCCCGCACGCATCCCTCGCCTTTGCATCGTACAGCAGCTTGTCTGCCCAAAAGATAAGCCGTTTGAGCATGCAAAGGTGGCCGTTTACCGCGACGAGACGCTGTTTGCCGAAGTCGCACTTACTCCCGAGAAAAATGCGTGGAAGTCTGGGTCGGAAGAAGGCTATCTCCGCTTCACTATTCCATTTATATTCGAAAATCTTGAGTTCTCGAAGAAAACGAGATTTCGCGTGCGCTGCATATTTGACGACGGAATGATTATTCCAGCTCCCAGCCTGGAGGTTGACGTCGCCCCCGCAACGGGCGCAGCGTAACGCAAACCACGCATCAACAAGTTCTCGAATACCCCCGCCAAGCGCGGGGTTTTTCGTTGCCAGCATCGCTTTCTCTCCTGAACGTTACACATATAGACGTCAGTGGCGCAATCATGCAGCAGCGAGAGAATTAAGCATTTCCCTGTGGTTCCAAATCGAAATTAGAGACAATTCGATATGAATGATAACCTTGCCAACAATATCGGCCAAAACCTGATTGCGATCGGGCTCTTCACGGTTGCATTCGAATCAATGGTTCTGACCATACGCGCTCAAGCATATGGATATTTTTGCAAAAACGACCCCACATCCCTTTCAGCTTTTGATAAGGCGTGTGATACGGCAGATAAAACCATTAAATTCTGTGCCCCAGTGATGCGCAAAGCCAGACTCGTCGACGAGGTGGAAATAGATGCCTTAGCCCGGGTTCGCCAACGCCGAAACAAAATGGCACACGAGGGATATAACCATATGTTCACCCTCAAAGTTAAAGACGTTGCGGAAGACGTAGAGTTAATGCTTAAAATCTCCGCGAAGGTTGAGCAATGGCGCCAGCTTATTCCAGAGCCCCTCCCTGACGGACGCGTTCCGTTCTCCGTCTCCCCCAGCATCTTTGGCCTCTATCTTTCGGTAGCACAGGATCTTGCTTGTACGAAACTTTACGTCGAGGAGGACGAAACGGGCCGAGCCTAACTCATGAAGCAACCGAGGTTTCAGCCCCGCGCCCCTTGGCCGCGCTAGCCGACCGGGCCAAGGGTACGCATACCGCCCCCGCCCCTATTGAGCCTCGCTGATATTGGCCTCTATCAAACCAGACGAGCTGAGAAGACAAGAAATGTTGTACTTCAACTCAAGGTTGTAGCCGTTTTTCGCGGTAAAGGTCGACGTTACTCGAGTATTTCCATTCGGATGATCAGTAACTCTCAAGTCAGCAACATGCGAAAAATTTACCGTGCCCGCATGAGTGGCGTGAGATCGCACGTATTCCTCACATTGAGAGACGGCTTCAGCATGGCCAATATTGCTTGGCGCAACAAGCTTCTTATCACCGGAAATATCAATTCTGGAGAAGAACACATTGAATGCCGCTGCACCGGACCCGCACGTAACGTAGAAAACCGGCTCCTCTTTTGTACCTTTCGAACCGCTAATGTAGGCTGAATCTGGTCTAATATCGTGACATCGATCGTTTTCACGATAGATTCGGTTTACTCCTTCGATGATCGTGGTCTTGTATGGTCGAGTCACATCGTCAAAAATGAAATCGGCCTCTGTAAATACTCGCTTTCCAGCTGCATCCACCAGAGGTTTGCGCAAAGAACTCGTCGGAATCCAGCCTACGTGAGTCTCACGCAGCCATTCCGGATCAGTAACATAGATGCGCGACCAAGCGCCTTTAGTACACTCTTCGGTCACTTTGGTCGAGTTATCAACCGTCATGTACTCGGTTGAGTGCATGATTTGACTAGCCTTTTCGTTTACGATTTTTTCTGCTTCGGCGTTCGGAGCCATAAGGATTGGAATCCCTTCGCCAGCAATGTTGAAACTCTGTCCGGACTTCACGCTGCCGGAACCGCACGGCTCAGCAATTCCGATTGGTGCGGGAGCAGCATCCCCCGCATTGTCCTTCCCGTTCCCGCATGCAGCAAGCACTGCCCCCGAAATGATCGCCCCCGCGATCGCATATTTGCTCATCTTCTAGTCTCTCTAGTGCGCCCGCTATTCTTCGGCTCGGGATCCGCCGGAGCCACATCCGCAAGCGATATGTCAGCACGACGTAAGCATGCCGCCACCCTTCCACCGCCCACAAGAATCCATTCATTTACGTTTAGATTTTTCTTGCCATTTCCATTCATTCGCGTATAGTTAAATCCGACGCAGCACAGACCGCTGCGCCACCGCCCCAAGCGGATCGTTCTCTAAAAATCGAAGGTATGCCGAGCTTGCGAAAGCAAGCGACAGGCCGGCGCGATCTGCGCCGTGAGTCAGGACGGAAACAGCGGAAGGCCGCTGTGCTTCGAACGAGCCTGATGCAAGACCGCCAGCAACACGTGTCCGATGGCGTCGTAATCGGCACAAACCTCGCGCGGCCCGGAGCCGGCACAGCCGGAAGTAGTCGGGCGCGCGAGGGATGCGACAACTTTCAGTGAGGGCGCCTCAAGCCGGCGCGGCGGCTCTAAATAGCCCGTAAATGCATACGGTCTCCGTTGGTGGAACGGAGGCGCCCTCCCTGAGTGCTGTGCATGCGACTGCTCTGATCGAATGGCATTGACCCCAGTGCCATTCTTTCAGCGCAGTTAGACGGGGACGATCAAATCTTTCGAAATTCTGATCAGGAGTCCTTTATGGAGAAATATTTGATCGGCGCTGCGGCCCTCCTGATCGTCTTGGGCATTGCGGTTTTTCGCACTCTCAAGCGCTGGAACGATGACGAGCATCACCTGCACTGACCAACGCAACACGAAGGGGAACGACGATGACAACGATCACGATCAACGGCTACGAACCGGACTGCAACTGCGAGCACTGCGGTCGCCCGCTGAAGCTCGGCGTAGTGACCGACGCGAAGGGAACGATCGGCGCGGATTGCTTCGTCAAGCTCATCGCGCGCAACACGAAGCGCTACTCGGGCAACGGCAAGCCGGGCGCGGAACGCGTCCGCGAATACGCGCTGATCGTCACTCGCGGCACTGCTAATCGGCACGGCCTCTACGGCGCATGGAACACGTTCGAGCTTGCATCGTGAAAAAGGTCATCGATCTCCGGGCCGCTCGCAAGGCGGCCGAGCAGCGCAAATACCGCGACATGGTACTCGATGCGTTCGACCGACTTGATCACGCCGACAAGCGCACGAAGCGCGAGCAGGCCGCAGAAGTTCGGCGTAAGGCGCGCAACCTGTTCTAACAACCGCTCCCGCTACAGGAGAAAGACCGTGATCTACGTTCACCTGGGATCCCCGTATCACGTCCGCGAAACCGGAGCGTGGGCGCGCCAGAAAGAAGGTGAGACGCGCGACGACTGGGAGGCCCGCGACTATTTCGCAGGCTACTGCCTGGATGCACTTTTGCTCATTCCGGCGGGCTCCATGGAGCGGCTCGAACCGCAAGATCGCGAGCCCTTCGCGGTTCCGCGATTTGCATTGCGCCCTTAATGACCGCTGGAGTTATGGCGGCCAATCACACCCGACCGAGGAAGTCGAGATGACCACTGCAACCAAGGAACAGATCTACGACGCGCAGATTTCGCCGCTCATGGCTCAAATCATCGAGATCTGCAAGGAACACGGAATTCCGATTGTTGCTTCGTTCTTCACGCCTGGCGAAGACGATCCGGAGCTCGCGGTCACGACTGCTCTCCTCGGCAACGGATTCGAGGCACCCGTGAATTTCAGCGACGCCCTGCGCGCCCTCCGGCCCGAACTGTTCGGCGGCACACCGCTAATGCTCCGCACGGAACATGGCGACGGAAACGCCACGCTGACAGCAATCCTCTGAGCCGCCTGTTGCGCCACACCGAGAACATCATGAGCCAAACCGCCCGCGATCTCCTCGAGCTGCGCCGTGACCGCCCCTGTTCGGTGGAACTGCGCCGCCTCGCGCTGAACCTCATCGCGCCGGGCGTCGCGTGCATACGCGGCGGATGCTGAATACACCACATCGAGAGACCACATGGACAAGATCGCGCACACACCCAGGCCGTGGATGCAGCACGCGCTTTACCCGGAGATTCTCGTTTCGTCGCATGCACCGACGCTGTCGCTTCTCACGGTCGACGCGGCCGGAGCAGCTCGCTTCATCAGTCCGGACGACTGCAAGATCTCGAGCGCTGCAATCGACGCAGCCGAGGCGCTGCAGCTCGTCCTCCGCGAGATCCCGGCGGATGCACTGAAGTCCAGCATTCGGATCGTGGCAGAAGCCGCGCTCGTGAAAGCTGGGTACCTGACCATCGGACCGAAGGGCGAGCCGCCCAGGCACATCCGGATCTGCGGGGAAAACCTGTGATGCAAGCCACCTCTAACAGCCTGCAGCCTGTAATTCACAAAAACAAGCGATCGCTTGTTTTGATCGGCACGACCGACAACGAGCTGCTCGGCGCCTGCGATGAGATCCACGGCTACGTCATCAAGGGCGGCCTGTGGGCTATCGGCTGCGGTATCGGCGCAGGGTGTGTCTGGTTCCTCTGCGTCGCGTTCCGTGCGGGGGTGCTGTCATGGTCGTTTTGAAAATTTGGCTCGGTGCACTAGCCGCCCTGGTCCTGTTCCTTTGTCTTCAAGCGCTTCTCCAGGAGCGCGCCGAGCACCTGGAGCGCACGCCTGTCGTACATCGCGCCTGATTCCGCACCCTCTTTTCGATTCCCCTCTTCTTGGTAGTAGCACTTTGCGGGCGTCCAGAGCGGCGCCCGCTCCTTTTCTGGAGATCCCATGCAGATCCTGGTTCCCCCGGTCGCCGAAGGTCAGACCTATCTCTATGGCCGCGTCAACAAGAGCGGCGACGTCGAACACACCGTCCTCATCGCGGTGAACGACAAACGCTTACCGCGCGAACTCCAACGCGAATGGGCGAAAAGTGTTGGCGGCGTCCTCTTCAGTCGTGTTGATGCACTGATCGTCTACAACGAGCATCGCGATCTCGTGAAGCCGGAAGCGTACTGGACGGACGATGACGTCGAATGGGATTCCGCCTACGCCTGGTACCAGCTCTGCCACGACGGCGCCCAGTACGACGACCGCAAGAGCGTCGAGCTCCGCGGGGTCGCCGTCAGCAGATTCATTGCTTGATTCATTCACTCATTCGATTCACTACCCGGAGAGATTCCATGTCGGATGTGACGCTGGAACAGCTCAAGAGCGAGCATGCGCGATTCGGTGCGCTGCTCGCACAATTCGAAAAACAACCGGTCACGACCGAGTACGTCATCGAGCGCGCGGTAATTCCGCTGCCGGCGGGTGCCCGGCTCGCGGGTCCGATCTTCAAGGATGACGGATCGCTCGACTACTACCTGATTCTGCATGCCGGCGAAGAAAGCGGCTCGCACGACGCCGTGAAAGCGTATACGGCCGGGCGCGGCCTGAAGACCCCGAATCGCCGAGAAGGTCGGCTCCTCCAGGCGGCATTCCCCGAGTTCTGCGCCGAGGGCAGCATGTGGCTCGAAGAGGAGCACGAGGACGATTCCGCCTACGCCTGGTACCAGAACTACGGCGGCGGCTACCAGAGCCGCTACCTCAAGAGCGTCGAGCTCCGCGGGGTCGCCGTCAGCAGATTCATTCCTTCAGTAATTTGATCATTTAATCCACCATGTCCCTCCACACCGAGCTTGATGTGTACAAGACCGGCTATGACCTTCTCACTAAGGTCACCAGCATGGTCAAGAACATGGAACGTTCTTTCAAGCGACTCATTGGCGAAGAAATTGTCGATGAAACGAAAAAGCTGCTGCTCCTGGTCTACCGAGCGAATGTTGCCGATGACAAGGTGCCGCACATCTCGATGCTGATCGAACGCGTCAAGCTTGTCGAAATGCTTTTTCGCCTCTCGTGGGACATGAAGGAAATCACGGATCGCCAATATTGGGCTGTGATTCGCCTCACCGAGAGCATCGCGAAGCAGGCGGTGAAGTGGAGGGAATGGGCTGCACGTCGCCAGTCTCATGGAGGGTCAAGCCGCCATGACAGAGCACCGATTTAATCTGGTCGTGCCGCTGGCCCACAAGGCCACCGCCATGCGCACTGAGGATACCGGCCGCCGGCGTGCGGATAGGTCCAGCGCAGTTTCTCCGCTGATCGGCGAGGGCCTTCGGCAGAGCGACGTAGATAGCACGATAGGTCCGCCTACGCCTGGTACCAGAACTACAACAACGGCAACCAGAACAACAACCACAAGAGCGTCGAGCTCCGCGGGGTCGCCGTCAGCAGATTGGATCGAGCAGCAAGATGGATTTTCTGGCGCCGAGCTCGTTGCAGCATATCGCGACTGCCGGCGAACAAAACGCAACACCGCCAGCGCCCTAGCCTTCGAGTCAAATCTCGAGCGCAACCTGGCGCGTTTGCATGATGAACTTGCCAACGGCAGCTATCGGCCAGGGCGTTCAGTCTGCTTCGTCATCACGCGCCCGAAGCCGCGCGAAGTTTGGGCAGCCGAGTTTCGCGATCGCATCGTTCATCACCTTCTTTACAACCGGATCGGCCCGCGCTTCGAACGCAGCTTCATCGCCGATTCATGCGCCTGCATCAAAGGCCGCGGCACGTTATATGCCGCCGAGCGCCTGGAAGCGAAAGTGCGCACGGTCACGCAGAACTGGACGAAGCGTGCGTTTTACCTGAAGTGCGATCTCGCCAATTTCTTCGTCAGCATCGACAAGCGCATTCTGCTCGACCTGCTGCTCGCGAAGATCCCCGAGCCGTTCTGGCGATCACTGACCGAAACCGTGCTGATGCACGATCCACGGGCCGACTACGTGTACCACGGCGATCCGGCCATGATGGATCTCGTGCCGCCCCATAAACGGCTGCTCGAACAGGCGCCGCACCTCGGGTTACCGATCGGGAACCTGTCGAGCCAGTTCTTCGCGAACGTCTACCTCGACGTGCTCGATCAGCGCGCAAAGCATCTGCTCGGCGCGCGGTACTACATCCGATATGTCGACGATTTCGTTTTTCTGCATGAGTCCCCGGAACGACTGAACGAGATCCTCGCCGACGTGACGGCGTTCCTGCCGGCTCGACTCGGCGCCCGCATCAATCCGCGCAAGACCATCCTTCAGCCGGTCGACCGCGGCGTCGACTTCGTCGGCCAGGTTATCAAGCCGTGGCGCCGCGAGACGCGGAAGCGCACGCGCAATGAAGCACTACGGCGTGTCGCCGAGACGCCGGCCAGCGACCTGATGCCCGTCGCAAATTCGTATTTCGGCCTGCTGCGCCAAGCAACCGCCAACCATCATGATCGCGCAAGGCTCGCGAACCTCCTGCGTTCGCTCGGCAAAGCCGTTGATCGCGATTTAACAAAAACCTATCGGAGTTCGAACGCATGAAGCGAGACCTGATCACTCTTCCGCTCGACCTTGGCAGCGAACTGATCATCGACAACTTCGCCGGCGGCGGCGGCACTTCGACTGGCCTCGAGCGCGCATTCGGCCGCCACGTCGACATCGCGATAAACCACGATCCCGAAGCGCTCGCAATGCACGCGTTGAACCATCCGCACACGAAGCACCTTTGCGAATCTGTGTGGGAAGTGGATCCGATCGCTGTGACGAACAACCGCCCCGTCGGACTCGTATGGCTCTCGCCGGACTGCAAGCACTTCAGCAAAGCCAAGGGAGCGACGCCAGTCTCGAAGAACATCCGCGGCCTGGCGTGGGTCGGCATGCGCTGGATCGCGCTCACGAAGCCTCGCGTGCTCATGCTCGAAAACGTCGAGGAGTTCCAGGACTGGGGCCCGCTGATCGTCGATGCCGACGGAAACGCCCGGCCTGACCCGAAGCGCAAGGGCAAGACATTTGAGAGCTTCGTGCGCCAGTTGCGGCAGCACGGGTACAAGGTCGACTGGCGCGAGTTGCGCGCATGCGACAACGGCGCGCCGACGCTGCGCAAGCGCCTGTTTCTGGTCGCGCGTCGCGATGGGCTGCCGCTTGCGTTCCCGCGGCAGACACATGCCGAGCCAACATCGGCGCAGGTTCATTCCGGCGTGCTCGCGCCGCACCGCACGGCAGCGGAGTGCATCGACTTCAGCATCAGCGCGCCCAGCATCTTCGATCGACAGAAGGAGCTCGTGCACAACACGCTGCGCCGCGTCGCGAAGGGAATGTGGCGCCACGTGCTCGCGAGCCCGACGCCGTTTATCGTGCCGTCCGCCGACGGTGTGTCGGCACCCTTCGTCAATGAGCACGCGAACGCCAGCAATCAGCGAACGATGCGCGCCGACGAGCCGCTGCGCACGATCTGCGCTCAGGTGAAAGGCGGCCACTTCTCTGTCGTCGCGCCGACGATGGTGAAGCTGCGCGGCACGAGCGAGTCACACCTCCGCGCAGATAGCGTCGAGCAGCCGCTGTCGACCATCTCCGCGGGCGGGAATCATCACGCACTTGCAAGCGCACACCTGATCACTATCGGCTACGGAGAGCGCACCGGCCAGCGGCCGCGCACGCAGGAGATCACTGCACCGCTCGGCACCGTAGTCGCCGGCGGGGTGAAGCAGGCGATCGTCGCCGCGCACATCACCAAATTCCGCACCGGAAGCGCAGGTGCGTCGCTCGATGACCCGATGCCGACTGTCACGGCCAACAGTTTCGTGAAGCGCCCGGGCGGCTCGGCACCGCTCGGCATCGTCTCGGCGCACCTGATGCACGTGACCCATCACGGCGATCGCGCAGGCAGCACGCCGGCACATCCGCTGCCGACCAAAGCGCGCATGGGGCTCGTACAGGCTGTGAAGGTGCCTGCAGCGTGCCTGTCGGAAGAGCACGCCGAGAAGGCCCGCAAGTGCGCGGCGCTGCTGCGCGAGCACCTGCCGGAGGAATTCACCGAGGACGCGGACATGGTGATGATGTACCACGCCGGCGCCTGGTGGGTACTCGTCGACATCACGCTGCGCATGCTGAAGGATCGCGAGCTGTATCGCGCCCAAGGCTTCCCCGACAGCTACATCATCCACGAGATCCCCGATCCGAAGCTGCTGTTCGTGGACGGCGTACAGGTTCCGGGCGATCCGCGCGACCTCCCGCGTATTCCGCTTTCGATCACTGCGCGGATCCGCATGTGCGGCAACAGCGTCTCGCCAGTGCAGTCGGAAGCGCTCGCGCTCGTCAACTTCGCCCATGAGCAACAGTTCGCGCACGCCGCGGCGTAACCAAGGACCACACCATGACCACCCAAAACGAAAAGAGCCCCGCTCCCGAACAGGCGAGCGAGGCAATGAATCAGCGGCCGGGAACGGAGGCACACCCTACGGAGGTTGTCCCGACCGCCGAAGACATTCTCGACGCGAGCGCCGCCGGCGGCAATGGGACGAGTTCGAAAGTGAGCCGCGCTGATGCGCTGACGGACGAGATTGCCGAGCGCATGAAGTCGCTCACGGCGCTGATGAAGCGCACCGACTCGATGCCGATCATGAACGAATGGCAATGGCTGAACAACCTGCGCAATCGCCTGCTCGCCGCATCCCCTGTCGAGCAGCACGAAGCAGCGCCGGCCGACGAAGCAGGACCGCGCGGGTACAACGAAGGCTTCAACAACGGATGGGAGCGCGGGCACGTGTTCGGCAAGGAGCAATCCGCTGGCATCAGCGAAGTCCTACTCTCGACGATCGTTCGAGCTGCCCGCAAGGGCAAGTCGTATGTCGAGGGCTATGGGAGAGCGCAGCAATTTCTCAAGGATGCCGGGCTGCTCGTCGATCCGCGTGCCGAGGCGCAGCCCGAACCGCAAGTGGCGGACGAGCGGGCGGCGTTCGACGAGTGGTGGGAAAAGAACCAACTCGAAGGCAACCTCTGGCGCGTCAACAAGTGCGATGCGCAGGGAATCTGGAAAGCTGCCCGCGCCTCGTCGCCCAATGCGGCGGGGGCGGAAGGGGCGGCCGAACTCGCGAGCATGACGCGTATGTTCCATGCCGCTTGTCACGACCTCGGGCTCATCAATGAAGCGCTCGGCCTTGATCCAGACGACGGCGGCGCAGAGCCGATTCTCGACGCTATTGCTGAATTGAAGGCGCAGATCGCCCCCGCGCAGGCGGCGGAACCGGTGGCGATCCCGGCCGGCTATGCGCTCGTGCCACGCGATCCGGCGATCGAGCAACTGACCGCGATCTGCGAAACGTACTGGGGCGACGGCTGGGACGACGAAGACATGCGCGACGCTCGAATCGTTGATGCGCGCGCGATGTACGGCACCGCGATTACCGCCGCCCCACCCCCTCCCGCCCCGGCATCCACTCCTGTCGGGCTGACGGACGAGGCCATCGAGCGCTACTGGAAGCAGTACAAGTACGATCGGCGCCCGAAGGACATCACGCACAAGGACGTATTCGCAAGCATCTTGCGCAAGGTGGCGCAGGAGTACGTCATGGTCGGGGTGACGGACGAGCCGCATCGCAAGCAGCTCGCGGCGCTGATCGACATCTACGACGATGAGCGAAACAACGCGCCAGAGGATCGCTGCTATGTCGAAGGCGCGTGGACTGAAGCGCTCACGGAAGCACGCGCCCTTCTCGAAGTAGCCAAGCAATGAGCAAATCCTATCCGCTCGAAATCGAGAACGTCGGCGACGATACGTACATCGTCATGTCGCGCGGTCACCACGATCCGGACGAGTTCATGCGCAAAGTGCGCGAGGAAGGCTACGACTGGCCGCTCGGAATGCCTACGCACCGTTGGGTAAAGCGCACCCCGGCAAACGATGGCGACCACACCTGTTGGTACAACTTCGTGGAGGAAGGCACGCGCGGGGCATTCCCGGCAACGTATGCACACGAAGCATATGGCGATGATCGGTACGAAATCGCCTCGACGGTAGCCGAAGGAGCCAAGCATGAATAAGACGCTGACGGGCGGGGAGCGCAACGCCATCGAGCGCGCGATCAGCGAGGTCGAGCTCTGTTGCCAGTTCGATCTGGCCAATGAGTTGCGCGCCCTTCTCGCCGCCCATCCGGGCCAGCCGGAGCCGCGCGCCGAGGTGACGGACGACGACAAGGATTGCGCCGACCGGTATCGATGTCTGCGGCGTGGACAGCACTGGAGCGTGATCAACGGTATTGGCGACACGCTGCGCGCCGATGAACTGGATGCCGCTATCGACGCCGCTCGCGCAGGAGACACAACTCACTACGAGCGATGAATCTGCTCGTATATTTCGCGCATGCCTTTATGGGTGCAGGGCCGCCCCGGCGCAACGCGCTCAATCTCTGCGTTTACGGCTTGCCGGCTGAGATTTGGCAGGCGCAGCAGATCGAACAACGAGTCGATATGGTCAGCGTGCAAGAACTTCTTGCTGTTCAGGTTGAACCAAATTCGGTCTTTCCCATCCTGCATTTGATCGACCTTCAGCTTCTTCGCACGCGCGGTTTCGAATACGCGCGCGCGGAACTCTGATTTCGTCATTTTCGCATCCAGGTTCACGCGTAGCGGCTAAGCCATTCTTCCGAAAAATTCTTCGCGTAGGCGACCGCTTCGGCCTCTGTGCCGAACTCGCCGAGGTTCCGAAACGCCGCTTCCCTGCTGTACCCCAACTTCGTTACCTCGACTTGGGCGGCAAACCTGCCGTCCTCCGTCACGCGCGGTTCGCAGTTCATCTCGTACCCGCGCATCACAAATTTCTTCTGCATTGATTCAACGCCTTTTTGAGACAGAGGGATCGTAGCATGTCCGCATCGACCAAAATGAAACCGCTCTACCTCGACCTACCCGCTGTGGCGACCGCTCTTTCGCTGTCGGAGGCGACCGTCCAGAAACTGGTAAGGGAGAACAAATTCCCGAAGCCGCGGCTGCTCTCCGATCGGCGAGTTGCCTGGCTAACGCGCGAGGTAGAAGCCTGGGCAGAAGCATGCCCGGAATCGGATCTCGCACCTCCTCCCAACACTGGACACAGCAACCGGCGCCGGCGCGCTACTTCTTCGGATACTTCAGCGCGAGCTCATCAAGAAACTGGCCAAGGCGCGTAAGCCACTCGCGACGTTCGCGATCGTAATGGTGACGGTTGTACACACCTGCCACGCCAGGCTGAATATGGCCGAGAACCGCCTCCGCAACGTCATGCGGGCATCCAAGCACGGCAAGCATTGTTCTGGCGGTTCGACGAAGGTCGTGTGGCGACCAGTGCGTCACCGGAAGTCGGGGCCGAGTGTGATTCGGCGCCAGCTTGCAGTACGGCTGATGGTAGTAGACGCCGTGCGAAATGACAGTCTGCTTCATCATTTCGCCGGTCGATGTTGGAAACAGAAATCCGTTCACCGCCTGCTCTTTGCGTCGTCGAACTATGGATTCGGCGCGGCCGACGAGCGGCACACGCAGATCTCCCGCCTTTGACCGCCAAGAGTTCTTCGTTTTTTCCTTCGGGACGGTCCACCAGAGGCCATCCCCTTCCTCTGCGATTTCGTGCGCCTCCATGGAAACGATTTCGCCGCCGCGGGCGCCGGTCCACAAATACAATGTAACCGCATCAGAAACCGTTAGGCTCAAATTCGGCAGCCACCGGAGAAGTGTTCCGATCTCCTCCTCGCTCAAAACTCGCTTTTTTGTGCCCATGGCGACGCCGTCGATCGTGCGCCCCTTGCTACGCAGCTTCCCGCGCAGAATCATCCGCCACCAGTTTGGCGTGCCGTCGGGGAGTCGGCCTGCGTCCATTGCGTAGTCCCACGCGCCACCCAGCTCCATACGAAGCCGGGCCGCGAGCGCCGGCGTAGCTCGGTAGGAATCGAGAAACTCGAAAGCCTGAGCACGAGTTATCGACGCGGCCGGAACGCTCTCGATAGGCCCCAGCATGGCTTTGAACATTCGTCGGACCTCGATGACGCCCTTACCCTTCCGGTTCGGCTCGAGATAGCCGCCCATGTAGTCAAAGCACACCTGCTTGACGGTATAGGCGTCGACGGCGCGAGAAACAGCGACCGCGGTTCGCTTCTCACGCTTTGCGGCAGCAGGATCCGCCCCAGCATCGCGCTCGGATCGCTTTTGCTCCCACTCAGAGATCGCCGCGGGGAAACCCATGGCCGGCCATTCGCCGAGCTTTACCTGGCGCATCCGGTCGTCGATAGGGGATTTGTATCGGTAGATCCAGGATCGGCGGCTTTCGCTGGCCTGGAAGCGAAGTCCGGGAAACCCGTCAAAGGTCAGGTGTTGGCCCGCAGGCAGCTTGCTCGCGGTACGTGCATCGAATCTCAT